TAAAAAATGACAAATGAAGAATGTACAAGGGGAAACAGAGGGGTCGAACCTCACCCGCAGGCACGCTGCTTCGCCTGCTTGTCCCTCAGCCGTGACCATTGGGGCGAGTCACGGGTCGGAGTTTCCCATACGGGGATTTTTCACCCCGTTGCCATCAGTACATTTGTAGGTAGATGACCGTCTTAGCCTTCTGGGCTAGTATAATAATAACACACTTCAAGTGTGCCATTCAATGACATTGGGTGCCATCTTTAGCAAATTTTGTAATGCTATACCGTGAAGCCGCTTAGCCTGACGTTCAGAGTAGTGCGTATACTCCACGATCTCGTCCCATTTCATGTAATTCAGATACCGAAGTTCCAAAATCTTTTCAAGCTTATCATTGCCCAGCGTTTTGATGGTCTGCTCTATCTCCTCATACTTGGCAGTATATTCATCGACAAGGCTATCGACCTTAGCTGAACGTTCGATAATGCGCTCGACCGAACGGCTCATCTTGTCACCGCTGCCGCTTCCACCCATACCCTCAAACGAAGGTGAGCGGTATTCAACAGTAGACCTCAGCTCTTCAAGTTTCAGTTCCTCACGCTGAAGCTCGTCTTTGAGCCTGTATGCTTGCCATAAGTATTTCTTCACCTCATCTGTCGTCATTTCTCTACCTCCTCAGAAAGTTCTTCATCATCGCGTCCTGCCACTGAGGTCTCGGCTGGTCGGCTTCCTGGTTGAGCCAGTTGGCTATGCACATACCGCAGGGACTGCCTTCGGGACAGGGTCTCGGTTTCTTTTCGATGTCCTCGATAACACACAGCCCTGATATCTTGCCGCCGTCTTCCGACAGTGCTTTCTGTATCGTACACAGCAGGTCGTATATGTTTGTCTTTATCAGTTTTTCACGGTTGGTCATGCCCACGCCCCCATATCTTTTTCATGCAATCTTTCTTATGCTTCATCGTCGGGTGACAGTACAAGTCCATCGTCGTGCTTGTGCTGGCGTGTCCAAGCATCTCCGACAACGTCTTTACGTCCACGCCCGCTTCAAGTGCGGATGTAGCGAATGTGTGCCGCAGTGTATGAAAGTTGATGTTTCTCATGCCGTTTTCACGGCAAAACTTCTTCCAGTGATATGTAATCATTCGCGGCTCGACAGGCTGTGTATCGCCACCGATGATGTATCTATCCGCAGGCGCTTTCAGCAACGGCGCTATATGCTTCGGAATAGGTATCTGCCGCCGTGAGTGCTCTGTTTTAGGCTGTGAGACTATCACCTTTGTCTCACCCTTGCGTGGCTGTATGCGCTGTACCGTGCGGCTCACGGTGAGTATATCGCTCTCTATATCCTGCCCCATCAGCCCGCATACCTCACCGATACGCAAGCCCATAGACAGTGCTATCACTGCCGCAGTATCGCCACCACGCAGGACCTTACGCTTTTCGGCGGCTGTGAGTACGGTAATCATTCGTTTGCGCATCTTAGGCATATAAACGCCTTTGCAAACGTTGTCTAAGCCGTATGTGTCCTCTGCGTAGCTGTATGCCGCCCTCAGCAGTATGCCGATGCTGTGTATGTGCGCCGCAGAAAAGCCATCATCCACAAGGCTCTTGTAGTAGCTTGACACTTCATCTTTTGTCAGCTTGTCCGCTTCTACGCCGTCGAAATGCGGCTCTATGTGGTTTCGTAGAAGTGCCGTGTAGTTCGCTATCGTGCTTTCTTTAACGCTGTTCCTGCGGCTATCGATGTACTCTGTGCAGATATCAGTAACGGTTTCACGGTTTGTCATGCCATCAACTCCCCTCCGCAAAACGGGCAAAGCCCGAAGTTGTTCGTCAGCCAATATGTGCAATTTTTGCATTCATTCATCGCTGCCACCGTCCATTATCATATCAGCTCCACAGCCATGACAAAAGTCTGTCAAGATAGTTTCATCGTTTTCAATAAACGCTTTACGATTGCATTCAGAGCATCTCACATATCCGTCATCACACAATATCCACCGCCCATGCTTCACAGGCTGAACGTCTGCGGTCGGCTGTTCATCGATCAATTCTTTTGCTGTTATCTCATTATCGTAAAAGCGAGTTAAGTCTTTTTTAAGTGCTTCCGCATCAATATATCTCGGCATAACTATTCTCCTTTCGGTGGTTCGGGCAAAGGTTGCCAGTGGGTTACAAAGGAAAATCTACAGCTACTGCTCTGCCAAAATGGTTCATAGTCAGAGAATTTGTCGCCTGTTGGCTGATAGTACGCGATATCAATCCTTCCACCCTCAGTACATATCAGATATCTTTCTTTATCATCAGGCAATCTATCCTTAACGCTTATCCAGCTGTTTACAGGCTCGGTTTCGATGGTCGGCATATTCTCTATCATATACAATATCCTGCCAATCAAAGCCTTTTGGGCATCGCTTCTTGCGCAGTTCTTAGCTATCTGCGCTATGTTGGTTGCTAACAGTTCAGCATCTATCGATCTCATCTCTCACCCTCCTATTCCAAGCCTCTCGCGCCTGTTCCTCAGTATCGTATGGCGCGGAGTATGATTTACACTTGTTGCACCTTGCGTACCACTTGCCGAGATACAGATGCACTCTCGACTTGCCGCCGCAGAAGGGGCAGTTCTTGATTTCGTTCATGGCGTTACCTCCTTTTCGTACTTCGGACAATCAGGGCTGTTCTCCAGCAGGCAGTCTTTGCATTCGCCGCTATTGTAAAAACAATCTTTGCACTTGATCTCTTCAAGCCCCATGTCCTCAGCGATGCCGTATCCATACCGCTCATCGGCTGTCTGAATGTCGAAGTCGGGACAGTCATAGCAGCAATGTCCGTTTACAAAGCACTCTTTATGTTTTGTCATTGGAATTCCTCCTTGCAAATTCCTGATCTCCTGTCATGCACCCTATGCACTCCAGTGCAAGGGACAGTTTTCTGAATGGTTCTTGTTCGGCATTGATCTGCCATCTTAGTTCCTGACCGCGTCTGATGTTCTCCTGCATCTGCCGTGAGATGTTCCCGAAGAACTCCCGCCGCTCGCGGTCGGCATCGTAGTCCTGTCTGAGTTCCCGCTGTTTTTCCTCGCATATCTCTTTAGACCAGCCCTTGTGACGATTCATGTATCCCAGTTTTGCAAGCCGTGAAAAATACTTGTACTCTTCGGGCGGGTATTTGTCGTAGTCGAGAGCACCATCTATCGCTTTATCTTCACATTCGGCAAAGAACCGCGGGTCGTCAAACGGGATTCTGATTATCACATCGGGATAATTAACTCTGCTCAATATCCGGTTCTCCTTTCGGAAGTATCGTAAACTGCGTAAAATGGCACTTGTGCAGGGTTGTGCAGGGTTGAAGGCATTTTACAACACTTCTCTATATATTATTTGTTTATTTTTCTATGTGAAAGGAATATAAAAACCCTGCAAACCCTGCACAACCCTTCACACTAATGTCCAATCAGACAAAGTCCGTTAAAGTGAATGCCGTTTCTCAACTTGATTTTTTCATATCTCTTTGACATCTCCATAGAAAATTTTGTACCGCTCATAGTATATTCCTTACCCTGCTCTGCCCACTTTAAATAGGCGGCGTAGAGCTGGCTTGACTGCACGCTCAGACCCTTGCCTTCGGTGCAGCAGTCCTCGATGAATGCCGACAGCACGTCCATTTCACGGTGGTATTCCTTGACACTGTCCTGCATCACCTTCGGCATACGCAGACCTTCTTTGCGATACAGCAGACAGCCGTCCACCGCCCAGCGGAATATACCCGTCAGCTCGCCTTCCAGCTTGTATTTCAGCTGACGGTCTACCTTGTTTTCGGGTATCTGCACGTTGAACGGTATCAGGTGTATTCGTCTCCACACGCCTATATCAGTGCCGCGAATGATAGGTTTATGATTTGTGGACACCCACAGCTTGAACTCGGGCTGAAACTCGAATTCCTCACCGTAGAGCTTACGCGCCGTCACAGGATCGCCGCCTGTCAGCTGCTTGATAAGACCCTCGTTGAGCCTTGCACCCTCATTCGGTTCTGAACAGGTGACGAGCCTTGCTCCTTTTAACCTGGCTATATCTGAGTTGATAGCCGAACCGCCCGAGCGTTTGACCATTATCGATTCAGGCTGTATGTTACTTGCATAGTCGCCGAATATCTCGCGTATGACCTCGATAAAAGTTGATTTACCATTGCGTCCTGAACCGAGCAGGAAGAACATACACTGCTCTGCAGTTGATCCGCTTAGCGTATAGCCTACAGCTTTCTGCACATACCTGATAAGATCCTTGTCATCCGCGAAGATGTCATCTAAGAATTTCAGCCATTGAGGGCATTCTGCGTGCAGGTCGTATTCTGCATTCGTCAGTTTTGAAAAATAGTGCTCCGGTGAATGCTCTGTCACCTTGCCTGTTTTCAGTTCTATAACACCTGCGGGAGTATTGATGTACCCCTTGTGTCGGTCCAGCTGCGAGGGCATGATGGGTACATAGTGCATGGCTTCGCTGAGCATAGCCTTTTTAGATTTGTTCGAGCGGCTCGCTTTGATATGTTTCTGAAAAGCCTTACACATATCTCCACCCTCAGCTTCATCTATCTCAGCATATACTTTGGTCTCTGCTGCCATAGCCTCAACCGATTTATCAGCAAGCCTGCCTATAGTGCCCGTCATGTCTGTACACCATTTTCTCCCGTCGTAGAACAGCCATCTCTTATCGGTATAGCTATACCTGACTTCGCTCCCGAAAAGGTCGCAAAAGCGCTGTGCATTGCCTGTGTCATCGAAAGAGTACAGACGCTGCTTTTCGGTACGTTCCGGGTTGCCCACACTTATTGCAGCTCCACTCGCGTTTCCAATGTTAGCATGAAAATCAGTCTTGCCGCGGTATACCTCAGTACAGTCTGCTATTGCTTTCTGTACTGTCAGCACACCGTAGGTGCTGCCCGACTGTTTTCGATCCCATTTTTCGCGCATAAGCCCGGAGGCTCGGAACATAGCATCCATCTTGGAAGCATCACAGCCTGTCCAGAACGCCAGCATATTGCATAAGGCTATATCAGCCTCTGACTGAGATGAGTAGTAGCCTGACCAGTCGCCCGAATACAGTGCCTTGAACTTAGTGCCGTTCTTTGAGTTTGCCGCTGCTCTGAGTATCTCGTCGGCAGTCTGGGGAAGTGCGGCTGTCTGCCTGATATTCGCAGTCGGTTCCTTACCGCCGCCGATGTACTTTTCATGCAATGGACGAATACGCTCACTGCACTCTGTCACTTCGGCGTACTCACTTATAGGCACCCCCGTCATCACAAAAAATCTGCCGCTGTCGTACATCTCGACCTTGCCGCGCCTGCGCCCGCCTTTTGGTAGGCTGCCCTTGCAGATGATATGTATGCCTGTTCCCGACTGGCTGACCTCAGCGTAGCTTTGCAGGGCGTTCACAAACTCGGTAACTATACCGCCGCCGCCGTCACGGTAGTTTTGCAGGTCCTCCGCTATATCGTCAAGATCTACTCCGAAATACCCTGATTTGCTGAACATGAAACCTATGCCCGACCATTTCTGCGCCGCCTGTACCGCAGTGTCAAAATCCCCCCATGTGGATGGATCGTTCGACTTTGCGAAATTACCGGTCTTAGGATCTATAGGACGTTTGCTCACACCGGAGTGTGAGCGTTCGTCCTGCACTGCCTGCCAGCATACCCAATTAGGAAGGCGGCGAAGTTCCAGCGGTATCGCCTGATATTTTTGCATTGATGTGTTCCTCCTGAAGATTATTTTAAGCTTTACCGCCGATCAGACTCAGAACGGTACTCCGTCGTCACTCAGAACGTCTTCAAACTCGCTGAGATCACCGAGACCCACAGGGGCAGCTGAAGCCTGTGCAAAGCTTTCATTCTTGGTGTTCTTTGCAAACGTCTGCCCGCTGCTGAAACTTTCTTTCTTCTTGAAAACGTGCTTGCAGTCGGGGTACTTGGTCGGGTTCAGCCGCTTGACCCTCTCCTGGGTATTGCCGTTATAATCCTCGTGCTCAAGATGAGCTATAACGCACTTGTTCAGCAGATCTTCGCAGTATTCTTTAAGGCTTGCATAGTCCTTTCCGTCAGGCAGACCTGCCGCCTTGCCAAGACTCATAACCTGTGAGAAACCATATCCGCCCACCTGCATATCTATCTGTGTGGGCTCTCTGCGTTTCCAAATATCATAGAACAGCATAGCATTGCCGTACTTCTGTCCTGCAATGTCGTTGCGTATCACCATCTGGACGCCAAGCTTGGTCTTGCCGTTTTTGGTAGTCTTCTCTTCGACTGCGGTTATGATGCACTCATAGTCACCTTCCGGCTTGATGTTTCCGCTGTCAGCCTGTGAAAAATCGTTCTTAAATCCCATGATTATTCCTCCGTTGTTATTAATTTTACTGCGTCATCGGCGCTTCGGCAGATGCCTGCCACGGCGCCACATTCACACATACGTTTTATGAACTTCTTCTGTTTGTCCGAAGCCCTGCCCTTAGCGGTCTTGACTTCGATAAAAACTGCTTTACCGTCTGATACCCTCACACCCGAAAGATCTGAATATCCGTCAGGCAGACCTTCTACACGGCGAAGGTTTATCAATACGTTCTGTTTGAATTCTCTTGAATATACAATATCTCCCTGCCAGAAGTCACCTGCATTCGTGCGGAATATCACGCACTTATCCGATACCGCTATGCGTATCTCATTCTGTATCCTGTGTTCTTCTGTCATGCGATCAGCCCCCTGCGTTTAGCCTGATAGTAAGCCCAGCCCGCTTTGTAGCCGTGTGCCTTAGCATACTCCAGCAGTTCGGGATAGGTGGTGCAGTCGTTGGGTGAGCTTAGGTCTAATTTGAAACCTTCTACCTTGACCAGCCCCACACTCTCATCGACTTCCAATTCTCTTTCGGCAGTCGGAAATTCAAAACCGCAGTGAGGGCAGTATCTTACCTTTTGTCCGGGAACTATCCCGAAAGTAAAGAAACATTCGGGGCACTGGCGCACGGGTTTCTGCTCTGCCTGCTGCTTTTTCTGCTGCTTAGGTTTCTTTTCGAGCGACCATTCACGGTCATCATCAGGCATACCGTGTCTTGCATAGTTGCCCACATGATCGATTATGACTGCCCGCTTGCCCGCCCGATAACGCATGCACCTCATGCTCTGCTGGATGTACAGCGTGAGGCTCTTGGTGGGACGCAGGAGTATAGCACACTCGCAGTCGGGAACGTCAAAGCCCTCAGATATAAGATCCACATTGCAAAGCACTTGCACTTTCCCGCTTCGGAATTCTGCTATAATATGGTCACGCTCTGCTTTTGGAGTGGCTCCGTCTATATGGGCGGCAGGTATGCCGTTGGCATTGAAAGTATCAGCCGTTGCCTGGGAATGTCTTATACTGGCACAGTAGCACACAGCTTTTTTACCTTCTGCCAGCTGATGATAGTACTTGACTACGTCACCGAAGACCGTGTTCTTTATCATGGCTTTCTCGATGTCTGCCGCCACATACTCGCCCCTCACAGTGTGCAAGCCTGTCAGATCTGCCACGTCCGGTGCATAGTAGTCGTAAGGTGCAAGACAGCCGTTTTCTATCAGCCACTTAGCCGTCACCCCGACTATCAGCCTGTCGTTCACATCACCCAGACCGTCACCGTTCAGACGGACGGGTGTTGCTGTAACGCCCACTCTCGGCACTGCGGCGAAGTAGTCGTATATGCGCCTGTAAGTCTGAGCCAGGCTGTGATGGTTCTCATCGGTGATGATAAGGGCAGGCTTTTTCAGCTTGTGCAAACGTCTGGTAGCGGTCTGTACCATCATCACATCGCATAAGTCCATCAGCACGCCCCATCTGCGGAAGGTATGCACTATCTGCTCCACCAGTTCCCGCCGATGCACCAGAAACAGCACACGCTTGCCGCCGAAAGTCGTGCGTCTTGCCATTTCAGCCACTATGCAGGACTTACCGCCGCCGCAGGGCAGTACGATACAGGGTGCTCTTGCACCCTGTCGCCACGCCTGCCGAACTTGTTCGACCAGGTCATTCTGATACGGTCTCAGACTTGGCATTCTTTGCCTCCTTAACTTTCTTCTTAACGCACTTCATGCAGAGCTGTCTGCCGTAGTTCTTGGTGCTTCCCTCGACGATCTGCTGTACTGTGCGCCTGCCGTCGGACATTATCGTGCTTCCGCAGTCTGCACAGCGAGGGAGTTCTTCGCCCTGTTCAAGAAATTCTCTCAGCTGTTTGCCGAGTTCGGGAGTGATAATACCGGACCACTTGTCAAGAAAAGTAGTATCCTTAGATGCAACAGCTATATGTTCGCGATTGATCTGTAAACAGATATCAAATTCGTATTCGGTATTCTCGCGCTGGACCGGCGCAAGTCCTATCTTGACAGGTACATTCTTTCCCTTGTCGTTCAGTTCCATCGCATATGCCATCTTAGTCCGCATGGTTATGATAGTGTGGCAGTTTACTGAAAGCAGGCTGTTCACAAGTTTGTTCTGCACTTTGCCCGCTTCGTCCCATGCAGTATACTCGTTTTTTCCGGTTCTCTGAGCGACCTGTGACTTATATTCAAGTACACCGCCCTCGTTGTCCCACGCATGGGAGAAGCTGTCTATGATTACCACGCCATCCTCACCCACTGCTTTTGCCGCCGACTGAACATAGTCGATATATCTGTCAGCTGTGTAAGGCGGTGTCAGTGGTGCATAGAGAAATGCTCCGGTATCAAGATCTGAACGCTCAGCATAGAAACGTCCACGTTCATGTTCGGTATCTATCAGAGCTATCTTGCTCCAATCGCCTGTAATGCCGTATGCAAGATACAGCGCAGAGAGTGTCTTACCTGCTCCCGAAGGACCTATCAGGGCTATTCTCGCTTTTGATTTTGCTCTTGTGACTGCTGAAAATTCTACCATTTTGTTTCACCTCTCACTTTATTATTACCGATCTTGTTCTCTGCAAATGGCAGTGCGGGAGACAGCCGCCCTCCTGCAAAGCCTGCTTGACTTCGATCTTGTTTATCTCGGGTTCCTTGTATTTCAGCAGGCTGTCATTGTGCTCCTGTGCCCAGAGGATAAACGCATGAGGATCTTCTATCGCCACGCTTTCTGCATTGTTCCTTGTGGAGATCCTTGCCTTCGGGCGGTCTATCTTTTTCAGGTGTATATCATCCATTCTGCCAAGAAGATAGTTTTTCAAGCTCTCGATGCGCTTTTCTCTGCTTCTGCGTCTGGCGGCAAGCACCTTTTCTTCTGCCGCCATCATCTCAGCCTCTGCTTTCAGCACCTTGATGAAGCAAGCCACATTCTCAGCCTTTTCCTCAAACTCAGCTTCGATGCCCTCAAGGGTGTCGAACCATGCCTGCTGCATATCCTCACGCTGTTCATCGGTGAGCTCTTCATCTTCGATCATATCGTCCAGCTGGTCATACAGCGTTCTGAAACCGTCTGATATTTCATAAAGTGTCATATTTATCCTCCTATCATCTTGGCAAGCTGTGCAAGCCTGCTCTTGTACTCTTCATTGTCATGCTCCTGCACAAATGCTGTCAGCCGCTTGATACTGTCCACGGCATTTGTAAGCAGAGCCTTGAAATCCTGCTTTTCTTTGTCTTCGGAAGACGCTGCAAGGTCAGCCTTAGCCTGTGCCAGACTTTCCCTCAGCCCCTGCAGTTCTTCTTCATGTTCAAGCTGTGCCTTGTGAAGCGCTTCTTCGTATTCGTCACGAAGCTGATCTCTGAACATCTTGTCTTCCATGTCCTTGCGGGCATCTTCCTTTGCTATGTCCGCATTCAGCTTTTCCATAGCCAGTTTCAGGCGGCGGACCTCGTCGCTGTCGTTGGTTATGACCTCTATGGGGCGGCTTTCCAGTTCCTTTATTTGCTGTTCAAGCTGTGCTATCTTGTCTTTCTGCATCTCACTGTCGGTCTGTAACTTCGATACTTCGCCCCATGCCTTGTTCTCGCTCTTAGTGAGCTTGTCCGCAATAGCCTGAGCATTGTCCGCCTGCTGTTCAAGGGTCTTTATCCTGCCTTTCAGCTCGCGGACAGTGGTGTTTTCAAGATCGGTATTTTCGATTATCTCTGCGCGGGTGGGTTCGTCGAGCTGGGCTAAAAGGGTCAGCTTTGTAGTACCAATTTGTAACATCGATGTTACAAAATCACCTGAAAGATTTTCGCATATAGCTATAAATCTGTGCGCCTGCATTCTGCTGAAACCGTGTTCTTTCTCACAGTAATCCTCAAAATTCTGATACCCCAGCTCCTTATACAGCTTAGTATCCCTCATCTCCTTGATAGCCGTACACATATCATACAGCGACTGCTGTGCCAGCTGTGCCGACACCTTTATGCGGCGGTCAAGGTCTTTGGCTCTCACTGCATCTGTAAGTTCATTCATGCGGTTTTCCTCCGTTTATTAAATATCCCATCCAGGTATGCCTGGTACTCTTTTTCAAAAGCCAGCACTGTCAGCGGCTTATCTTTCCCCCTGTCGTTGCAGTAGCCCCTGCACTGAACTATCCTGCCATCGGCACTGACTTCCATTGTATAGTAAGGTTTGTCGGGTTCGCTGACCTTACGGATAAACATGATGTACAGCTTGCCGTAGGCATGGCGCTCGGCGTATCCTCCTACACAATGTTTTTGTTCTCTGCCTTCTCTTATGATGTCATCACAGCTTGACGGCTGTATCGCTATCAAATTTCCCGTGCGGAATTCAAGCACCCTGCGTTCCTCATAATGCTCTGAAAAGGCTTCGTGCATCAGCTTGTCGGTGTTGTACTTTACCATTGCCGAAGTCCGCTGATGTAAAGCATAGAAATCGTGCGGCAGCGAGTATGCAGTGTCATGCAGATCATAGCCCAGACTGAAACACTGCTTGATGTGATCCTCGTAGTCATAGCACCTTATGTCCTTATCCACAAGGTACTTCGCTATCCTCACCGCCGTCAATCCTGTGTGATATGATGTGCGTTCTGCTCTTGTAAAATCACTGCCGAAAGCATCATACAGCAGAATAAGATCATCGGGCGATAACTTCGGGAAGCGGTCTCTCCATATCATGTAGGATGAATACAGCTTTTCTCTCCCTGCAAGAGCCTTGAATTCGGTGCGGTTCAGCCCCAGCATTTTCAGCAGGTTATTCGTCTTTAAGTTTATTCGCCCGTCCACCCGTAGGGCGTTTGGGTAGTAACCCCAGTAACCTCTCGCATACTCCTCGAAAGCACACAAATAGCCCGCCTTAGTCAGATACTCGATGTTCGGGTGGCGGCAGTAAAGGCACAGATAGCTTACTATCAGCCTACCTGTGTATGCTGTGACCTCGCTGTACTTCATATCGCTCTTGGCGACTGCTTCCCACCCTAAGACAGTGTAGCTGTTGTCAGCACCGTAGCCATGAGTATAGTAGAATACAGGCTCACGCAGTTCGGTGCGGGCGACCCATTTATCATGCTCATCTTTTCCGTAGCGCACAGCACCGTCCTTTGCAAATGCATAACGCTGCACCTCACGCACATCACCCTTGCTGTATCTGTGGAAGCAGCGGGCGAACAGCTCCCGCCCCGAAGTCACCAGAACCACAAAATTTGCCGCATATCTGCCCTGCATCATGTCCATGTATTTCTGCGGGACTTCGGGTGGTATCATAAGTTCCAGCTTGCGCTCTTTCTTCATGCCCTCACCCCTCAGAAATCCAGCAGATCGTCAAGGCTCAGCTCGACCTTATTCGTACTCATGGTGATGGGCTTGTCCTCGCCCGAATACCCGCCGTCACCCAGATCAAGGGTCATGCTCGTCCTAATCAGTGCTGTAGGGAAGTAGAACTCCACTGCCCTGCGGTACACCTCTATATCCGAGATACTGTTCCCGCAGCCTTTGACAGTATGCTCGATGCAGTCAGCTAATGATCCTCCTTGCAATACTGCCTGTTCAAACTCGGAGTTCTGGCGGCAGAAGTCTTCCAGTGCAGCCGTCACAGCACTGCTCACCGCAGAGCCTTTCTTTGTCAGTTTGGCAGACTTCATGTCTTCGATGAATTTATCTGATATTGTCATATTTCAACCTCCTAAAACGCCAGCCCGAACTGCACCGAATAAGCCGTGCCGCCATACCTGAACACGATGTTTGCTGTGTCGCTGTCGGCTCTCAGGGACATAATCTCGACATTATCTCCGAAACTTTCCTCTATGCCTATGAGCATGGTCTGCATAAGTCCTATGACTTCAACACCGCGCAGGGCTTGACTTTCCGCCGTTTTTGCGCTACCCTTAACTTGTAAAGTTTTTACCTCTGAGTCTGTCGCAGTTGCCGCTGCGGCGGGCTCTTTTTCTGTCAGCTCGCTCATCTTCATCGAACTTATAATGTTATACACGGTTGACTCTCCTATGTTATACTTGTCTTTGATCTCTTTCGGAGACATACCCGCAAGGTAGTCCGTTGCCACGCCCTGCCTTGTCTCCTCCGGTATTGCTTTTGCCATTTTTTATCCTCCTAGAATGTTTTCAAAACGTCTTTTGTCAGTGCCAGCAGGCTGTCTGCCGTGACGTTTATCGTCCTTACGTTCATCTCATCGTCGAAAGTCACATCGACAAGCTCCGTCCCGCCGTCGGTGACGTAGTATTCGGCACGGTAGTGATCGTTATCAAGCACCTCGCGCAGCACCACCGTCAGCACCGTGCGGACGTAGTCGTACTTCCGCTTCTGTTCTTCGTCGAGTAATCTACCTCTCACCGCTCAGCACCTCCTCCTGATATGCTTTCAACGCAGTGAGCGCTTCGTATCCTCGCTTGGTGTCGGTGTAGCTTGCCTTTTTCTGCCTGCGGGGAAGCAGCTTGCGATAGTCAACCTGCCCTACGTCCATCTGCTCGAACTTGATACCGAACTTTTCCAGTTCGTGCTCAGGTTCGGCGGGCTGTTTTTCTTCCAGTGCCGCCCTGATCTCGCTCAGACGCTTGTCCCCGACACCGAACTCCATGCAGGTCTGCACAAGTGCCAGTTTTATGTTGTTCGCCAGAACTTCGATGTTTGCAGGCACCTTGATGCTCGGGGAGTTGCGCTTGACGAACTCCACACACCACGCGGTATCTATGCCGCATTCTTCGCACCACTGAGCCATCTTGTAGTCGTATGCATCGGCTTCGTCCAGCCTATCCATCTCGTCGCAGTTGTTCGCATACTTCTCCAGCCAGAGCTGTATGCGCTTCTTGTAGAACTGCTTGGGATAGAGCCTGTTGAGCGTCAGCATTATCCTCGCGAGATTCCGCAGGTTCTCCAGCATGACGTTGTACAAGATAACGTTTTTGTGGTAGCCTTTGATCTTAGGGTTCGTCATAGCCTTTTTCCTCCTGCTTGCTCTTTATCGCTTTCGTCATCAGCTCCAGCATCTCAACGGGCTCGATACCCGCATCTTTTGCGAGAAGTTTTACGAGCGCTATCGTCGCATTCAGTGCACTTATGCCGGTGCCGATTACTGAGCACGCTCCGATAGAACGGTTCTCAGCTTCCTTTTCACCTGTGTCGTATACTAAGATCAGCGTCTTCTTGTTCTGCACTGCCAAGTCGCTGAGCATACGGATGTGATAGTCCGCACTACTTATATTCATCATCCTCACCTCCGTCATCATCATTAAGTTCCACGCCGTTTTCCACGAAGAACCTTGCCAGTTCTATGGCGATCTCCATAGCTTTCAGTGCCACAAGAAGAAGCACCAAAAATTCAATCTTTGTCATTCGTTGCCTCCTGTATTCTCCGTTCGCAGTCCTGCTGATATCTCATGCGCCTGCGCCTTTCGGCTTCCACACGGGCATCCTCTGCCAGGTATACCAGGAAGATCAGAGTTGCCGATATCGCCAGCATTAAGCCGATGGGCTTGCTCCAGCTCGCCGCAAGGAGCAGCCCCGCATTGAATGCGATAGCCCACAGACTTATGACTGCCGCGGCTTTTCCTTCGTTGGTCATTATGTTCCCTCCTGTTCTTCTCGACGTCTCTTTTCGACAAGGCGCTGCTCGACGTTGCTGGCGATACGGCTTGCCACGTTGATGCGTTCGTCCTTGCTGATGATCGTGAACGAAGCGGCTTCCTCAGCTGTCCTGGCTTTGATAGTCACTCTGCGCAGGCTCCCTGAGCGCTTGTTCTCGATCTCTACGGTGTAGTAGTGCTTCATTTGTCATCCCTCCTCGTTTGTCACTGTGTCCTCACTTCGATATCAAGTATCTCGTTGATAGCCGCCACTATCTCGGGCGAATTAAGCTCGCCCGTCATTATTTTATAAAGGTTCGACGAGTCAAGATACTTATTCGGAAGTTTCTTTTTGACCTCTTCAATAAGCCATGTCTGCGTCTTGCTCTGCTTCATGAGTTCGACCTTTACGGATATGCCGTACTCGGTCAGCGGTCTTTTACGTCCACTAATAATTAATCACCTCTTTACACATTGTTTTAAATCAAACGATTGCGTTTCATTGACATTTACGGAAAAGTGTAATATAATATACTTGCTAGGTTATCAATTACGGTATTCCGTTCGTCTGACATAATTATATTACGTTTCGCCGTAATTGTCAATAGATTTTTTTACGAAATTCCGTAACTTTGGTTCATTTGACAAATAAGGCGGTGTAATTATGTCAGAATTGTACAACAAGATTGAAACGTTATGTAAAGCGCACGAAATATGACACGGAGCACAGCTAATATCATTGTAAAATTATACAAAGCTATTGAGTTAATTATGTGCAAGTATACAAAAGTGTGAGTTTACGCAAAATCTTTATTAAAAGCTATTGACTTTGCGCAAAGTATGTGTTATAATATAATCAGAGAAAAGGAAAACACCACAACAACCTAAGACCTGAAAGGATGTAAGATTATGATAATTGCATTAGTTGAGTACATAAACAGATACGGAAACATTTCGATGAAATCTTTTACAAAGGAAACCGAACTTGAAAAATTCATATCAAAGCTGAAAGCTAAGAATACAAAATATTTAGTAACAAGAATTTAATATAGCACCAGGGCGGCACCCCCGCCGCCCACGATCTAAGATTTTGAAAGGATGGTTAATATGACATACAGAGAACTCAACAGTTTATGGCTGAACACCACGACTATAGGCAAGATGATGAGCGAGAAAGGGTTTAACTGCGGATACATTGAAAACCTCATATATGCTCCGACTACCATCATCGAGCACATTCACGGCACGATAGACATCAAGCCCGAGATAGTAAGAAACTGGGATGATGAGATATCCGATCTCGACAAGAAATATCTTTCGATGAAGATGTCAAAGAAGTTCACGAGTTCACTTAACTGGTAACAAGGAGGAGTTTTTATGAAAAAAGTTATAAGAGGAAAAGTCTACGACACGAGCACCGCCAAAAAGCTAGGTATGCGCTGGATAGGCGCAGAGTTCAGCCGCTCAGGCTGGGAGGAACTTTACCGTAAGAAAACGGGCGAGTTCTTCACGCTATACCACAGCTATAGCGATAACGATGAAAGGATAGAGCCTATCACATACGAGGAAGCACAGCGCTGGGCAGAGGAACACCTTGACAGCGACGACTATATCAGCATCTTCGGCGAGCCCGAGGAGGACAGCACGAAGAGCGCACTGAACATCTACATTCGCAACGATACAGCCGCAAAGCTGAAAGCCGAAGCAGGCAGGCAGGGCGTGAGCATCGGGGAACTGATCGAGAGACTGATGAAAGAAGTATAAAAACAAAAAAAAGCCTGTCGATCATCAGACCGACAGGCTTTACTCATACCTTAATCCAGCTTTTTCTCCCCCTTGACGTGTGCCGCCAGCAGAGCCACATCCGACACATCCACGCGCCCGTCACCGTTGATATCGCCCTCGACAGGGGCTTTGGTTTCGGTTTTGCTTTCGGCTTTGGGTTCAGGCTTCGGCTTTGCGTAACCGTTGAAGCCGCCGTCTCTTATGATTTTCGGATAGTCAACATAGCAGATATCCATATCAACGTTACCTGATATGCCGCTTACCTTGCCCTCGGAGCTGTACTGCCACATTCCGTAAGAGCCGCCATAGTTGCACTTAGAACCGTACTCAGCCACCCACAGTGCATATCTGCCCGCGACTTCTGCCGTGATGTAGTTCTGGAGCGGCGAGCGGCTGATGTACAGCCCTGCAAAATAGCCCGCCTTTTCCAACTCTCCGCAGAAAGCTGTCACCAGCGCCGAGCAGAACGCCTTTCCGCGCGAGAACTGCGACTGCTCTTCGAGGTCGAAGTATATCGGGTACTCGAAGAGCTTGTCCTTTATCGCTTCCATGCAAACTGCCGCTTCTGTGCGGGCATCGGCTTCACTCTGAGCGTAGCTGTACCAGTATGCGCCCACATTCAGACCCGCCGACTTGGCTTTGCGGTAGTTATCTTCAAAAGTGGGGTCTTTCTGGCTGATATATCTGCCGTACCCCGCGCGGAGTATCACAAAGCTGTACCCCGCTGCCTTGACTTTGCCGAAATCAATGCTGTTCCCCTGCCACTGGGAAACGTCAATGCCCTTGATTTTCATAGTATCACCCCGCTTTCACCCTGTTCCAAGCCATCTCCTCAGCGATGGCTTCTTTGTTGTCCTCGAGGAACTGCCTCAGCTCGTCTATGCTCATGCCTGTGTTCTCGGAGATGGTCTTGATATCCGTTGAGAATGCGAATGCCTTTATTATCTGACGTTTCTGTTCTTCATTCATACTTTTTACTCCTTTCTAGTTATCTTCTACCCAAGCACCGTTAGTATATGTGTAAGTAGGAATATCCACCCACTCCTGAATTGAGTCAAACTCTGACGGTGCAATTCCGCTTCCAGCCCAGCTTATGGTCGTTGAACCTGCTGAGGTCGGTATCTGGGGAAATGGTATAGGTGGGTCTGTCGGAGTTAGCACACCGCCGACCATGCGGTATATCTTGCCTGTATCGCTGTCAACATACTCTTCGGCGGATATCGTATCATCGCCGATGTAAATATCCACATCCTGCCCTGCTGATGTCAAAGGGAGCTTGTAGCCGTAGGGGATGTACTCTGTTGGCACGGTTGAGCCGTCAACGAGCATATAATCGTCCAATGGACTCATGGAAAATTTTATAGATAGACGGATATATGCGGCATTTTGCAGAGTTGTTATAGTCGTATCTGTATTAACGGCTCCAAAAGAAGAAATATAGTTTTTGTTAATATCGTAATACGCGTTAAAAGCCGATACACCGCTTGCGTGCATATGTTCTTTCGTAAAGCTATACTTATGATTCGGTATCACTGGAATATAGTCACTGTACGCCCAATTTTCAGAATCGCCAATCGTTCCCGATGAAGTTATATAATGACCATATGTAACGGTTCCTTTATCAAACAGATTCTCCGTCCTTTCACCACATTCCTGTGGCGTAATCGGATTTTCAGGTGTTGGAGTGCCTGTCTGCTCGGTGTTGCCGTATATCTTATACCTATGCAGATATCCCGTCTTAGTGCCTGCCAGTGTTGCAGGGAGTGTACCAGTGTAAGGTATACCCTTTAACTTCTTCGGCGTTATCGGCTGCCATGTGCTGCCGTCAAACTTTTTAAAACTCATATTACCACCCCACACCCAGCGAACCTTCGGGGATTGTTCCTGTCGGTTCGGTATCAGATACATACAGCCTTACGCCGTTACTGAATTCGGTATAGTTTCCGTTGTCAGGCAGTAAGCCATCAACGAGGTCAGCCACAGAGAAAGCCACAGTATCACCACTCTGTAACGTCAGCACTACCTGCTTAGTCTGAGCATTATAAGAGCCGCCAACGACAACGCTTTCTAACGGCAGGTCGATTGTCTGAGGATTGCCAAGCGCATCGCCGTCTATGTTATACAGCTGTGCTGTTACCACATATGTACTGCTATCTATGGTCATTCTGAGAGATGCGGCATAATCGGTCGAACTTCCGCCGCCTTCGATAACTGCTTTAAGTTCCAAAAGCAGATACTCTATCCTGCTCTGAGGTTCGCCCGTGTACTCGGTGCCGTCAATAGTTGCCGCGAGTATTTCCTCATCGCGGCTCTGTAATTCAAAAGGTCTTTCTGCCATTATTTTTCCTCCTTTTCGTCGCTTTCTGCTCTGACTTCTACCGCTGTCTGTAAGTGTTTAATAATTTTGCTCAGAAACCCTGGCATAGGCACATGAAGTGCTTCCAGGTTTTCCAGTATGCTGATTAACTCGTTGATGATGAGCCATATTGTGACTATCAAGCCAAAACAAAATCCGAAGTTCAGTGTGATGCCGACCTGCCTAAGTCCGCTGTATATGAGCCAGTCCACCACGCCCGCCACGCATACCAGCATGAGATAGCAGAGCTTCTTGACTATGCCTTTCAGCCCGACCCTGCTTGACAGCTCTTCATTGCCCCATGCTTTGAGCATACCCGACATATAGTCGATGACCATCACCGCGATAAGCACCACAAGCGGCACGAACATCAGCCGCATATACGCGGACAAGCCGCCCAGCGCCACCGCTATGACAGCGTGCCATGTCTTTTCTTTCATTCTGCTACTACCTCCGTTTCTGTTACCGTGAATGCGCGTCCCTGTCTTGCCGCCGCGCCGTTCATCGTCTGGCTCTTCATCAGCACCGAGCCATACTGCGGTATATTCTGTGTGGTGATGGTATAGTCCACCGTATACGTCACCCACGCACCTGACTCCGACACAACATTGCCGTCCGCATCGTAGAACGTAAGCACTTCGCAAACCCAGCTAAGCTCGATATATGATGCATTCGTGCCGACGTATTTATCTGTGCCATCCACCGTTGCCATACTTACGGTGTATGTGCTGCTCCTGTCCACGAAACGTGCGCTGTCTATAGATATGGCTCTGTCAGGCGCAACATATCGCTGTACCGAGCCGCTTTCCGCCGTATACACGGCGTATTGTATGTAATACCCCGCAGCTTGCTTGTTTGGGTAAACACGAGAACCACTGAAATACTCCAGCACCCGCGTATCCTGTCCGTATGTTGTGCGGTTGTTACCGCTCGTTACAAACGCCCCATCGACTGCGCCAACGTCAGGTACGCCATCGGCACTTGATCTCGCATAGCCTATCTTGTCTGACGGAGATAAGCCAAAAGGCGCTAGTGAGCGCAAAGCTGTCCAGCCATCTCCACCTTGTTGTGTTGGCGATACTGTGTAGGTGAGACTTACCGTTTGTGTCTCCTGCTTTGGCGTTGGCACGAACGTGTACGTTACCGTGT